TAAATTCCGTGACAGACGGAACTCCACTATATTATCCATCAGATTTACTAGCAGCAGATAACCCTAACGCAGAAAATACAAATGGAATAGTCAACTGGTTAGAGTTTAGAATGTTCTTCAAACAAAATGGTGGTTTGGAGAGTGTTGTAAATAAAGTAAGCACCGCCATTGGGTTTGGTGGCGAGGAAAACAACACAAACCAAACAGACGAAACACAAGGTGAAGTGGCACAAACAGCAAAAGAGATTGGACAGTTTCTTGATTTTGAGCAAGGAACGACAGAGAGTGTGACCAGTGACACTCGACTCTCTAAAGGAACAGAGACAACAAACGATTCCGTGTTTCTTTATGTTCCCGGTGGAATTGAATACAAAGATACCATGAAATATGAAGAGGTTGGATTTGCTGGAATTAAAAATCTATCAAGTGCTTCTGCTACCACAAGCACTGTTGCTCTTGGTGCTTTGAAAAAACTAGCAGGGGTGGCAGACAAAGCAGCGGGTGCTTTAGGACAAGAGTCGATAAACTCAGAAGCAGCGATTTCAGCAGAACTCGGTGTTGTTATGAATCCAAGAAAAGAACAAATGTTCCAAGGGATCGACATGAGAACCTTTGCCTTTAATTTTGTCTTCATTCCTAGAAATGAAGAAGAAGCAGAGACTGTGGCAAAAATTATCAAAGTTTTCCGATTTCATGCTTATCCTGAACTATCTGCAAACAGTGCTTTCTTCAATTTCCCATCGGAGTTTGAAATTAAGTATAGAACATTTGATAAAAATACCAATAGTGTCCAAGACAATCCTGTCGTCCCCAAACTCAATCGTTGCTTCTTAGACAACATCAGCACAAACTACACACCTGATGATGTTTATTATGCGTTTAAAAATGGAATGCCTCCTAAGATTACCATGTCGCTTTCGTTCAAGGAAGCAGAATACATTACAAGACAACATGTCAACGAAGGATTCTGATGTACTTTAAAAACTTTCCCAAATTACAATATCCATCATCTGGACAAATTGAACAAGTTCAAGACATTTTGCTTCGAGTCGGTTTTTCTACGCGAATAAAAGAAGAAGCAGGGACATTTATTAAATATAACATTCAAGAAGGAATGACACCCGAACAAGTTGCATTAGAAGTATATGGTGATCAGCAATATTTCTGGGTTGTTTTATTGTTCAACGATCTCATGGATCCACAATATAGATTCCCATTACGAACTAGATCTCTTGATAAATTTATTTCCAAAAAGTATCCCTCGAAAACTTTATTTTTATCACCAGAGGGAGTCACCCAAGAATTCTTTACGCACCCGATAGGTGGAACATCAACGGTTAAAAATTTCACAGAGGGAGACACAATCACTTTATACCTCGGAAAGAGACTCAGTTACAAGGACACTGGTCAGGATAAAGTTCTCGGCATAATTAAACGATATGTCCCAGAACACTCTGCTATTGAACTATATCAATTAGAAGGAACTATTAAACCCGGTGACGTAGTTGTCCGTGGATATAACACAGAAATTCGCGGAGAGGTCCGTAAGGTGATTGACAGTCGCTATGCGGTGCATCATTTTGAAGACAATGACATTAATATAAACCCTATGGCAACCCCACCCGACGATAATGGAAACCAAGTCCCCATCGGTCAAACGGGGGACGGATTTTCCTCTGTCGCAGTAGGTGTCACGCAGAGTGTTTTGGAGAATTATATCAATGACGGAACAACAACATATGTTGTGACGAACGAACAATATGAGTTTGGACAAAATGAAACAAACAGATCTATTAAATTATTAAGTCCTAACCTACTAGAGAATGTTGTAAGAGAATTACGAGAGGTTCTTAAATCTTGATGAGTGATTTCAACATACAACCAACAGTATCGCCAAGTGACAAGTACACAAAGATAAATGATTTTGAATTAGTTTCTCTTTTTATGGAGAGTGACTCTGGTGGTAAAGTTGATCTTAAAAAAATATATCAAAGTTTAACCTTTGTAGAAGATATCAATACCACTGCTATCTCTGGTTCAGTTCTTATTAAGGACGGCGTGGATTTATTAAACACTTTTCCTATATCGGGACATGAAACAATAACTTTAGAATTTCGCACCCCCGGAATTGGTTCTGACTTTATAAAAATATTATTCTCTGTGGTTGAGGTTACTGACAGAGTTCGTTCTGCAAACGAAAGAGGAGAGGTCTACCGTATAAGATTCGTATCAACAACACTACCCAAAGACAAATCAACCAAAATATCAAAGTCTTTAAAAGGTAAGATTAGTGATATGGCAAAAGATATCTACGGTGAATATATTGGTGGAAGTCTCTCGGTACAAGCGTCAAAAAATGAACACAGGTTTGTTATACCAAGGTGGTCACCTTTCAAGACACTTGAGTGGTTGGCGTTGCGGGCGATTCCAGAAAAAAGAAGTGATGAAACAAACTATCTCTTTTTTGAAACAGTAGACGGTCATAAATTTGTAACCTTAAGTGAACTATGCTCCGGAGAAAGTATAATTACATATTACCAAATTCCCACCGGAACGCGAGATGATGGAGATCCAAACCAATCAAGAGATTTTTCAAATGTAAAAGATGTGACATTATTTAAGATAAACCAAAAATTAAAAGAGCATATGGGTGGTGCTTTTTCTGCTGTTTTGTATCAACACGATGTTACCACAAAACAATGGGGACGAACAGTATACAACTACAACAAAGATAAAGATGTAAGATATATTGCAGAAGAGAACGTAACGAAAAACGACAGCATCTACACAAGCAGTCCAAACACAAACTTCAATTTGACGACAAAACAAACTGGACTTATGGGTGCTGATTATCCAAACGTACAAAATCATGAAGACTGGTTGTTGAGATCAATGTCCACAAAAGAACTTATGGACACTATAAAAATAAGAATAAATGTTGCCGGTAATTCAGCATTGCGTGTCGGGGGAGTGGTTGAATTCTTTACTCCAAAAGCATCACCTATGGATTCATCCAATCCAGAGTGGTTTGACTCTAGACTGAGTGGAAGATATTTGATTACAACCTTACGTCATAGCATGACCCCAGATGGTTACACAAATACATTAATGTTAGCGAAAAACTCATATGAAGTATCTCTTGCCGATCAATCAACATTCATGGGAACAAGTAAACAATCTGAGTCTAATCTAGTGGAGAAAAGATAATGGAATTTTTTGCAGGCAAAAATGGGTTTGTGTGGTTTCAGGGTGTCGTTGAAAATAGAAATGATCCCGAGATGCTTGGTAGAGTTCAAGTTCGATGTTTAGGTTTTCATACCGAGAATAAACAAGAACTCCCAAGCGAAGATCTTCCGTGGGCATATCCTATTCAACCAATTACATCTGCTGCAATGAGTGGGATCGGAGAGACACCAGTCGGTCCCGTCGAGGGTACATGGGTGTTTGGTTTCTTCCGTGACGGCGACTCTGCACAAGAACCAATGATTCTTGGAACACTTGGCGGTGTCCCCATACAAAAAGCAAATCCAAATGAGGGGTTCAGTGATCCATCAGGATTTTATCCAATTGAAAGTTTACTTAATGAACCCGATACAAACAAAGTTGCTCGGGGAGTCGAAGAAGGAACTGTCGTAGAAAAGAAAAAAGGAGACATTGACAAGATGACTCTTGCCGGTGGAGTTGGTGGTGGATCAGAGGTCGAAGAACCAGAAACGCCATTCAACGCACAGTACCCTTTCAACCATGTAAAACAATCCGAGTCCGGACATATCCAAGAAGTTGACGATACTCCGGGTGCAGAAAGACTGCATAAATATCATAGGTCGGGTACGTTTGAGGAAATACACCCGGACGGCAAGCAGGTTATAAAAATTGTCGGTGACAAATACGAGGCAGTTTTAAAAGATAACAATTTACATGTCAAAGGAAAATTAAACATAACAGTTGATGGTGATGCATCAATCTACTCGAAGGGGGACTGTACCCTACAAGTTGATGGTGATATGGAAAAAATTGTCGGTGGTGATCTAACAATGAACGCGGGCGGAGAAGTGAAAATAACCGCAGGTTCAAATGTAACAGTACAAGGAAATTCGATTAGGTTAAATTGATATGGCATACGAGTTAGTGCAACAAATTATTAAAGATTTAAGAATTCGTAGAATCTTTCTGCGTTTGTTTTATCATGACACCCCATTACCACACAAAGCGTTAAGACCCTTTGAGTTCTATGGATTTACAAAGGGAAGAAAGAAAAAAAGAAAAGGGGTATATGGTCGGTTAGAAGAATTTCGAGATGGTGAAGATGCAATTGGTGTAGAAATCTTTGGTGAGGTCGATGACGTAACGCCAGAGATCCTAGAACTTCTTACAAATAACTTTGAAGACATCCATGCGTACCTAACGGAAACCCAACCTCTTCCGGCAAAGGTAGAACCTAAAAGTTATACCGCTGGTGACACTGAAACACAATTAGTTTCTTTTGGTAGAATAGAACCAACTCAAGTTACTGAGTTTGAGCGAGGTCGTCAAGGAGAAGATGGCAAAGACGGTGCCGGTATTTCTGAACTTAACATTGTCGATGGTGAGTTAGTTGTTGAACTTGATAAACCAACGGCAGGCGATGATCGAGAAACCGAAACAGTAAATCTTGGTGTTGTCAAGGGTGACAGTATATCTGCTATTCGGGACGGGGACAATTTAGTCGTAACTCAAACTACTGGCGATGGCACTGTAACCACAATCAGTGATGATAAAGTGGTCGGTGACGATGGTAAGGGTGTCGAGGTAACAATTACACCAAATGCAGATGGTGTTCCAATCTTATCAATTGTTAATATTGATAAAACCGGAGGAACTACAGAAGGAGGAACCGTTGGACTATCTGGTTCTGATGGTACAGATGGATCCGATGGTCAATCTGCCTTAACTGCTTTTGATACAACTGCGTGGCAGGTCACTGGGGATCTTGGAAGCGGCACACCACAACTAGGCGGTGCAATTGCTGGTCTTGGTGGAGTCAGTGTTTCTGATATAATCAGTACAGGTGGTCAGTTTGCAATTTTCTTCAACGGACAATCATCTGGTTCTGGTGATCTTATCCAATTCCCCGGAACTGCTGCACAAGGTGATAAAGTAGCAGATACACAAAGTTCTCTTCTGGTGCGAGGCACACAATTAGATTTAATTAGAATCCCTGTAGATTCTATCACTGCTCCAAGCAACGCTGGATCTTCTTTCGGAGTTGATCAAATTTTTGCTCGCGTGTTACTAGACACCGATGCAGTGACTGGTCCCGGACTAAATGTTGCTTACTCAAATTCATTCGGGTTTACAGCAACCGTAAGTATCACTAATGTAAGAGAAGCAGGTGATACGTTTGGTGATCGGAGTACACCTAGTGGGTATTATAAAATTAAAAATATTATTCTACCAAGAGGAGTGAGTGGCACTGACGGTGCAGCAGGAACCACTGGAACTCCCGGAACCACAGGAACCACTGGAACTCCCGGAACCACAGGAACCACTGGAACTCCCGGAACCACAGGAACCACAGGTGCAACAGGAAAGACTGGTTCGACTGGTGCAACTGGTGCAACTGCACTGAAAAAAGAAGATACAACAATTTGGTCCATGTATTTTGGGAACTCACTTCGGAATACAGGTCAGGTTTATCGTAATGAAGGTGTACACGGCAAGGCAGAATGTGTTCCCAGTTTCCCTTTCGGTGCAACTCTAAACGATACAGAATTTTATCTGGCGTTTAATGGACTTTCTGGAACTGGTGGATTTCAAGAACGAGAAACTCTTACCGCTGCTCATCTCACGGCATCTGGAAACAGTCCGGCAATACCTTTTCCTAAAAATGCAACAAGTGTTACGGGTTCAAACGAAAGACAACTTGCCTTCTTTAAAAAGGGCGCACAGTTTGATCTTGTAAAGGTCAGGAGTGATGTCGCTGGTATAACAAATTACAGGGTAAATGAAGGCGACAATATACTCGACGAGGAAACATTTGTATCATTTACTGTAAAAACTGACGCAGTAACAGGAGATGGTTATAGTGCCTCTGGGATAGGTGGTCAACAACAAGGATTCTTTGGATTTACCGCGACCGTTGGATTGACCGGCAACGCAACTGCTGGCGAAACAATGGGCATCGATTTTACACAACTTGGTATTCAAGGGTGTGCTGTTTCCTTTGTTCAAATTAAAAACAGAGTTCCTGCGAAGGGTATTGATGGTGTAAGAGGTGCGACTGGTGCTGCTGGAACTACAGGAACCACTGGTGCCACTGGAAAGACTGGTGAAACTGGTGAAACTGGTGCTGCTGGAACTACAGGAACCACTGGTGCTGCTGGAACTACAGGAACCACTGGTGCAACAGGAACAACAGGTGCAACTGGTGCAACTGCACTGAAAAAAGAAGATACCATGATATGGAGGATGCACGCTGGTAATATTGTCCGGTCCTTTACTCCTCCTGCATTTCACATGGAATCAATGAATGGTTGTGCGAGCATAACTGGTCCGAATAGTTCAAATCCGTTCGGAGGAACACTCGGAACAGAATATCACCTGCGTTTTAATGGACTCTCCTCGACTGGTGGATTTGAAATGAGGGAAGAGAATGCTTCCTTCTTCCTGACAGAATCAGGAGAGACTCCTGCCATACCTTTCCCAAGAAAACCCAGCGGTGTTACGAATGCAAATGAGAGAAAACTTGCCTTCTTCAAAAAGGGTGCAGAATTTGATCTCGTTAAAGTTGATAGTAGTGCTGCCGGTATAACAAACAATAGAGTAAATATCGGTGACGATATACTCGATGAAGAAACATTTGTAACATTTACCCTAACAAGTGATGCCGTGATTGGACCGGGATATGCAGGTTCTGGTTCTATAGGTCAACAACAAGGATTCTTTGGTTTTACTGCAACCAATGGATTGACCGGTACTCGAACTGCTGGTGAAACATTAGCGTCGTTTACCGGAACAAGTCTTAATTTGGGACATATGGCATTTGTTCAAATTAAAAACAGACAAGCGGCAAGGGGAACTGATGGAACAACTGGCAACACAGGAGATCCCGGAACCACAGGAACAACTGGTGCAACAGGAACCACTGGTGCAACAGGAACCACTGGTAGCACTGGCAAAACTGGTGCCCGCGTTCTAGGTTTTACTCTTGGTGCAGGTGGTGACACCGCCGAAGTTGGTGGTGCTGCACCCGGACAGAACTTTTCAATTGAATTGGGATGTAGTTTTGCTATTATTGATGAAGATGGTTTTGTAACCGTCATAGAGTCAAGATCCTCAACCCCAGATATATTTATTCCAGATGGTGAACAAGGTGACCCCGGTGGTGGTACGCTCCTTCCTATCGTCAACGGTCCAATGAAGAATGGTCATGCCATTGGAATTGAGTATGGCGTAGCAAATAGTTTCTTTGGTGATGGTACTAGCAAAAAAGTATACAGCATTGACTCTGATTCCGAATCCAGAATTAATGGTTTGACTGGTGGAACTAGTGATTTCCTGTTCGCGTTTACAACAGGTCTCTCACATGACCCGCTGACAAATGTCGCAGGAATATCTCTTGACACCGAATCTGGTGCGGTGGGATTCCCATACGGAATCAATAGTGTCGAATCAATAACATTCTCTAGTGGTAAAAATATACACACTACGGATACATTCGTACATAACATACAAGGTAAAACAGGAACAATTTATCTTGATGCAGGACTCACTATGTTTGTTCGTGGTGCAAACGGACTCCCCGGCGGACCAGCGATTAAGATTAATGAAACACAAGAAATTCATGCTGCCGGATTGTCTCTGGATACAAATGGAGTTACCTTCCCCGATGGAACTCACCAGTCCACAGCATTCCGTGCTGGACTCAAGTATACCGTAACACATACAGGTATTGCAGAAGTTCCAAGTGCTGGTGGTATTAAGATGGCATCTAATGTTTCAGGAACAGCAGTCGATGTTATATCGGTTCATGATACTGATGCAAACGGAAATGATATTTCTTCCATCATGACCTTGTTTGCTACCAATGGTGGTTTCTTGCAAGTCTTGAAAGAGGACGGAACTGAGTTGATGATTGCTGCTGTTGATGCAAGCGAAACCAGTACAGCAGTGTTTGGTTCTGATCTTCTCACAATTACTGATACCAGTGGTATTGAGGTTGACACTACTCCTTCGGTTGGTGACGTTGTTTATGTTTATGTTATTCCTAATCTAGTCACCGCCGTTTCAACAATTGGTGGAAGTGAATCCTACAACGCAGGTAACATTCAAGTCCCAATTAATGGTGGTCTTACTGTTGATGAAATTGCAAACGTCGGGTATCTAAAATTAGTTCAAGAAGCGAGAAGAGAGGTAGCACACTTTACAATTCAAGCGTCCTCTTCGATATTGACTGGTGCAAAAACATCATCAATGCATTACATTCCATACAACGCGGATGTTACCAAAGCAGAAATTAGAACTGGATCGACCGCAGGTATAACAGCGTCATTCTTGGTTGCGAATTATGCAAACCCATTTGGAGATCCAACATCAAGCACCCGAACAATCTCTACTATTCACGGAGCAACACATGGAAACTCTACGACCACTATATCAAGTTCCTCAATTACTACCGACAGTTATCTATACATGAACATCGATGGTATTTCTTCTGGTGTTACTCTTCTTCAGGGATTCCTCACATATGAAAGAAAGCAGGATAGTCCGTAATGGCATTAACTGACGTATTCATTTCACCCGCAGGAGCAGGAAGCAAGGACGGTAGTTCTGTTGCAAATGCTTTACAGGCAATTGACAGCGGTGATTGGTCAACCGACATGGAGGGAATTGATCGTGCCAACAAGAGATTTATTTTCCTTACAGGAACATACGCCTGCACAACCAATTTGGTAATCACTGGTTCTGCTGCTGCTATTGATACACCAAATCAATGGGTTGGTGCTAAGTCGGATGGAACTATTCTTCGTCCTAAGTTTGACGAAACAGGACTTCGATTAGACTTGACAGATTACCCTCTTTTTGTCATGAGTGCCAATGAAGAAATGATCACCCAAGACGAAAACACTTTCTATAAGTGTTTGTCCTTTGAGAATACCAATTCAAGTTACAATAAGAGTGCAATAGTAGATTCGACTACTTCAGTGAACGATTCACAAGGTTGGGTAGGATGCAACTTCAAGGCAAATTGTCAAGGCACTAATGCTGAAGTTATGGTTTGCTCTAACACATACTTTCACACATGTGTGTTTGAATCTGTTGGGGATATCTACGACAGAATTGTCGATGCTAGAAACACCCACTTCAACCATTGCCGAGTCATCGGTCCCTCGACTTCGGGATCAGGGGGTGACGGAGATGGATATACAGTCACTTCTGGTAATGGTAGTATGATGAATTGTATAATTACTAGAGTTCATGGACATGGGTATATTTGTACTACTACAAACGATAGAACAAGTATACCCGGACCCACTAACTGCACCATAGTAAATGTGGGTGGTGATGGGTTTAATAATACGTCAATCGACGGCGACTCACAATCGAATCATTATATGCCCGGACCACATAATACTATTATCTACGGTGCGGGTGCATATGGTATGAATGTTGCCGCGAACGACTCTCGACAAAACGGTCCACAGATAATGGCGATGGGATCTAACTCATCAGGCAACTTCAATAACATGGATTCATACGAGGACATGATTGATGTCATCACAGTTACATCTGCGGACTTTGTTGACCTTGCTAACTTAGATTTCAGAATACGTCGAGACTCCCCCCTATACAAGTTATATGGAACTTCAAATCTTGGCGGACTTCAGAACGAAGATTATGAATTTGCGAGTGTGTCATGAAACCAGCAGCAAGGGTAGGTGATCAATGTGCTGGTCAAATAGTTACAGGAGCAAATTCTGTTTTTATAGAAGGGATGCCTGCCGCACATATTGGTAGCATGGTTTCACCCCATCCATATGGAGATCACATTCATACCGTGAATATTGTTACAGGTTCAAATAGTGTTTTCGTTGAAGGAAAACCACTCGCCCGACTAGGAGACCAAGCAGGGTGCGGAGTACATAGAATAACATCAGCAGCAAGTTCTGTTACAGGAGATTAAATATGCCAGTTTTTACAAGACCACTACTAGACGTTACAGGGTGCGACATTCCGTCACTCGATTTATCGACCGCTGAAAAAGCAATCATGGAATTGGTTGGTTCTGAAGATGGTGCATTTCAAAATCCAATTGAAGACGCAATGAGTGGGGTACAAGGAGCGATTGGAGATGCACTCGGACAGATCAACAATTTAGGTGGTTCTGGTGCCGGAATTTCCTTCATAGATGAAGATGGAAACGAAACGACAACTTTTGGATATCTTACGGGGAAGTTAAACACATTAAATGCATCAACTGATCAGTTTAGAATTCATAGCGACCGACTTAGTGGTGTGAGTATCGCAGATGCGTTTGGTTCTGATACATATGGTCCCGGTGGCATTCAAGGCGAATATCCCGGTCTTGGTGGTCTTCACTCTGTCGCATCACAGTTCAACACACTAAAAGAAACATTAAGGGATCCCGCTCAGGCGGCAGAAGATCACTACTCTCCTATCTTTAATAGTTTATTTGGTCCGGGCGACGATCTGATGAGATCAATGCAATCCCTTGTCGAAGGTGACGTTGGTAACTTTTTAACAAATTTCCCAACCGGAGGAGATGAATCTCTTGAAGATCTCGCGGGACTTGGGGCAAGTGTTCTCGATTTTCAATCAAGTGTTACCTCTCTGATAAATGACGACAACTTACAATTTGAGGCAGCACTTGATTTCATAGCAAAACAAACGACAGGACTTAGTGTTTTATCCATGTTGGATGAACCCTGTTTCGGTACTCGTCTATTAGGAAAAATAGGTAGTCCAGATTTTAAAGGTATTGCTGGTTTATAAAGCATAGATACTAAGACATGGCAAAATATAGCGATATAGATTTAAACTTTTCAAGAAACCCCGTCACGAACGATGTGTCTATTCTTCAAGATGCCGATTCGATCAAGGCGGCGGTGAAGAATTTAATTCTAACAGATGCAGGCGAAAGACCTTTTAATCCAACACTAGGTTCCTCTATCCGAGGACTTTTGTTTGAACCAGCATCACCAATTATTGCAAGTGAACTTGAAGCAAGAATTAGAAATGTTCTAAGAAATTTTGAACCAAGAATACAAATACTCAAAGTTGATGTTGTGGTACAAATAGACAGAAACGAATTTGAAGTGACCGTAGGATTTAGAATGACCGGAGATACAAGAACTACACTAGTTCCAATAACACTTAAGAGGTTAAGGTAATGGCGACAAACAGAAAAAACTTATCAGTTAACTCTATAGAATTTGAAGATATCAAAACAAACCTAAAGAATTTTCTTAAGGGTCAAACAGAATTTAAGGACTATGATTTTGAAGGTTCTGGTATGGCAGTTCTTATCGACCTTCTTGCGTACAACACATACTACCAAGGATTTTACAACAACGTCGTCGCTAACGAAATGTTCTTGGACAGTGCTGTTAAAAGATCATCAGTGGTATCGCTTGCAAAGAGTCTTGGTTACACACCAAACTCAAAGACCGCACCAACAGCGAGTGTAGATGTTACCTTTCCAACATTACCAACATCAAATATTCTTCTTCCGGGCGCACAATTCACCACAGTTCTTGATGGTAAATCTTTTACTTTCGTAAACACAGAGTCAGCAGAGATCTCATGGTCAGACGCAGATACCCCTGCAATTACCAATCTTCCTATCAAGGAAGGAACTCTGTCTAGTGTAAGTTACGTTATTCCAGATGCAGACAACAACAGAAAATATAAAATAAATGACAAAGATGTGGACATCTCAACCGTTACTGTCCGAGTTCAAAATTCACAAACAGACACAACTGGCATAACAGACACATGGTCCAGATCTGGAGATTTCACAGAAATATTATCAACGTCAAATGTATACTGGATCGAAGAAAACACCTCTGGTGATTTTCAAATTTATTTTGGTGATGATGTTGTTGGGAAAAAACCAGAAGCAGGAAACCTAATAACCATCACATATTTAATCACCAAGGGGACCGCTGCCAACGGAGCAGGAAATGGTGACAGTTCTACAGCGAGATCTTTTATATACCTTAACGCAGGAAATACTGTTGAAGTAAAGTCTGTGGCATCTGGTGGTGCTGATCTAGAAACAGTTGACCAGATTAGATTTAAAGCACCCAGAGCATTTACGTCTCAGAATAGAGCAGTAACAAAAGATGATTATGCTGCCTTGGTAGAGAGCAATTTTACAGGATTTGATTCTGTGTTTGTTTTTGGTGGCGAAGAAGCAACCCCACCAACATTTGGTAGTGTTTTTGTCGCAATCAAACCAAGCACTGGCACTCTTGTGAGTAATGTATTGAAACAACAAGTTCAAGATTTCTTGAGAAATAAAGCAGTTCTCTCTATAACACCCGTTGTCATTGATCCAAGTTACACATACATTAGACTTGTAGTAAACACAATCTACGATTCATCAAAAACAACACTTTCTTCGGACTCATTGTCTTCTGCCATCACATCTAATATCAAATCAAATATAGACACAAATCTAGGAAAGTTTAATCAATCATTTTCTATATCAAAACTACTAGCAGATATAGATTCAACTTCTTCTGCAATAGATTCTTCATCTGTGGCAGTTACAATGGAAAAAAGAATATTACCAACTTCTGTTCGAGACGTATCATACGTTGTTTATTATGGAAATCCAATATTCCATCCACATGACGGTCATATGAGTGTTATCTCATCCAACACCTTTAGATACCTAGACCCAACAGACAGCATCATAAAAGATGTCTTTATTGAAGATAATGGTAGTGGAAGTCTTTCATTTTGCCAAACTATCGGACAGACTAAACAAATTGTTCTAGAAAACGCTGGGACAGTTGATTATGGAAACGGAATAATTAGAATAAACCAAGTTCAAATTCTCTCTCCTGCCGACGACCCAGAAATAAAGATATTTGCAATTGCAAGAAACCAACGATATGTCTCCGTTCAAGATAAGATTTTAATCAATGATTATTTACAAGACCCGTCCGCTATAATAGTCACTACGAACGTATCAACAACAACACCATCACTATCGTCAATGTCGGAGATGTCTAGCACGACAAGCAGTTCAAACTCCAGTTCAACAAGTAACTCCAGTTCAGGGGGTGGTGGGAGAAACGATAGTGTCGTGCTGTCGCCCGATAATACCAGTGCGACGATCACGCCCCCACGATTTGGGGGATATTGATTGTAATGGGAGATAAGCAATGCCTTTAAAAGTTTTCGGTGGGTCTCTTCTTCTACCACTAAGAATTGATGGATATACCTTTGATCAACTTCCGTACAATGCTTCGGTTGATGAAAGATTTTCTACTCAATTATTAGATCAACTTCCTGATTTCGTATTAGAAAATTACGAGACGTTCGTTCAATTCGTCGAGGCATATTACGAATGGTCTGAGCAACACGGAAACCCAAGAGCAGAAGGTGTTCGTTTAACTACACACAATGACGTTGATGACACCATTGATAAATTTCTAGAGTATTTTAGAAACACATACATTCAAGATTTTCCATTCCAATTAGCAGAGGGTGTTAACGAAAAAACACTTATCAAAAATGTTGGTTACATGTATAGGGCAAAGGGAAGTAAAGCATCCTTTGATCTTCTTTTTAAATTACTTTTCGATACAACAATCGATGTTGATTATCCAAAAGATAGAATTCTTAAACTATCAACAAGCACTTTTGACGACAGACAGTTCATAAGAATTGCCCCTATATTCTCAATTGATGAAGCAAAATCAATAGAAAATAGTATTATAGTTCAAAAAGATCCATTTAACAGAGAAATATATGCAACCGCTCTTATTGATGAAGTCAGTTATGTCCATGAAGGTGGAGTAGACTTTTTCTCTCTTGGTGTTCAAGACATTTCCGGAACATTTACAACAGAGAGCGATGCGGAAATAATAACATCAGGATTAACTTCAGCAGCATACAATGTTCCACTATTACCAACCTTAGACCAACTTAAAATAAATGCTGGTGGAACTGGATATGAACTTGGCGACACTGTAACTGTAAATGACGATTTTGAAAATAAACTGCTAAAAGCAGAGATTAATAATATTGGACCTTTTGGTGAGATCCGAGGATTTAATTATAAAGAAAACTTTGGGGTGTATCGGTCTGACGAAAACCTTAACTTTATTTTTGAAACTTCATCTGGTATAGGAGCGAGTCTATCTGGATTGGGTGAAGTTGTTCTTACAGATGGTCCTGACTCATATAAAGATGACAGTGGTAAACTAAGTGGTCGAACCTTTATTCAAGATAGTTTCTTTTACCAAAACTTCTCCTACATTATTCGAGTAAATAAAAGTCTACAACAATTCGCAGAGACGGTAAGAAAACTGGTCCATCCCTCCGGCAGTTTGATGTTTGCAGAATATATCAATGAAGTTTCTATGTCTGGGGACGCTGGAGTAACATCTGACTCTAGAACTAGATTTAGACCAACAATTGGTCACTATCTTCCACACACATTTGGAACAACTTTAGACCCAAGAGGATTTACATACACGACCGATGCTGGTATCACTCACTATGATTTTTACCCTAATGGATATAACGGACAAGACGGAAGCACCAGTGATGAATTTTTAACATGTGATCTAGATACGTCGCATGTCCCGGCCGCTGGTGGACAAGCACAACTCGCCGGAGAGCATGTTGGTAGGTTTGGAATTCCACACACCAGACCAGACTTAGGAATAACACACAATCCTGATATAGTTTTTTACTTTTCAGCAAGGGCAACTGGTGCTACGAAAATCAATCCAATACCATTTAACGCAATTGCAGGACACGGCGGTGCCGCGGCGGTGAACCAGTTGACAATAGCACAAACAACAGCATATTTTAATGGTTTAGCAGAATTTGAAACATCAAGTATTACCAGCGGAGCATTAGGTGGAACGGGATATATTGGCATCACCGTAGACAGTAACGACGAGTCAGTAGGATTAATGGGATTTTTCCCAGCAGATAGTAATCGGAGATCCCTCGCAAATAGTGACGATTTATCGTCATTTCCTGCCGGAATCAAATATTACGGATCGTTATCCAATGGTGATGGTGGGGCGAGGATCCGAGTAGCAGGGGCGACACACTACGGCGGATATACTTCTCCCCCAGAAACCAGTCTATCCGGTGGTTTCTCTGGTGGTCAAATTACTCAGGTGGTTGGAACCGACTCCGCAACGGCAGATTACTGGGTTGTATATCGTCACCCCGCACACCTCGGTCTTACTGCAATCGGTGTGACGGGTTCTCGTAATATTATTAATATCCCACTCAAACCAACAGATGAAAGTCATATCTCAACTATCAATCCATCAAATGATGGTTATTCATACGAAATTACTAGAGGAGTAACTTTAAATGGTGTGCCTTACTCCGTAGGAGAAATCGTAACACAAGAAAAACAAAACCAACCAAAAGCAATCGGAAGAGTGATATCTTTCACTCCTTCCGCATATGGTAATCAAGGTGATATCATTGCTGGTATAGAACCATTTGATCCATATTACAATATTGGAATTGATACTCTTGAAGTAGAAGTTTTAAATGGAGAATTTTCTCAAGGGAACTTGGGATCAGATTTTAATCAAGATGGTAAAGTTGATGGGTTAGATCTATCATTTCTTCTTGGTCAATTCAACGCGACAGGTGGGTCGGCGGATCTAAATAACGACGGTAAAGTTGATGGAGGAGATCTTGCTGTATTATTAGGAGACTGGGATCAAATACCAAAACCAGTCGTTGGTGACACTTCTGGTGCAGCAAGGATTGTTGACTCCTCTTTCGCTGCTGGTATACATACTAGTATAACATATGACACTAGTTGGATGGATATTCCAATTCAAGTTATGGTTAACGATATCGAATATAGTAACGTAACAAACTGAGAGTAAAATGACCACACTATCAAATAATCTTAAAGTTTTTCTTGCCCGCGAACTACAACGACAATTTTCATCGTTGGATAATAGTGTTGCTTTATTTATTGCAGGCACAGATAATACTGTAGATTCTTCTGTAGATTCCATTTCAAATGAACTAAAAACCAGAAGACAGTTTCAAACTGCAAAAATTCTTCAAGATTCAACCATCGCATGTATGATACCGAAAGTTAACTGGACTAATGGAACAATATATGACACATATTCGTTAACTCAAGATAATGCAACAAGAAATTTTTATGTATACACTACAGGTGGAAACGTATATGCCTGTATTTCAAATGGTGGCGGAAGAAAGTCTATTGAGGAACCAACAGGAGTTGGCACAAGTTTAATTTATCTAAGCAATGGGTATGTTTGGAAATTTATGTACAAAGTTCCTTCATCTCTTATTGATTTTATTGATAGCGATTATATTCCAGTTCAAGAATTACCACTCTATGAAAACAAACCGTTTGCTTATGCCTCCGAGGACAAACAATTACAATATGCAGTACAGTACACAGCAGCAGGTGGTGTCGTAGAAAGTATTACTTTAGAAACACAAGGGAGTGAATACCCATATACAGTAAAAGCATCCGCTAGTCATACAGTAAGACAATCAACAACAACAACCGTTAAATTAGACAGTCGTGCTTCTGGTGCAAATGATCGATATAATAATTATACGATTAGAATTTATTCAGGAACTGGTGTTGGTCAATTTAGAAAAATTACTGGATATGTTGGTGCGAACAAAACAGCAACAGTAGAAAGTGTTTGGTCTGTGCTTCCAGACGAGTCCAGCAAATATGAAATAATTCCAACTGTTGTTATATCTGGTGACGGAAGTAATGCCACCGCATATGCAAAAATGCACTCATATGCCGCAAACACAATAGAATCTGTTGTTGTAGCGAACGGTGGATCAAACTACACCACAGCAACTGCAACAGTATCACCAACAGGTCTTGGAACCGAACTCTCAGTCGCTGTTAATCCAGTTGGCGGTATTGGTCGTGACATACTTTTTGATCTTAATGTAACTAGACTTTCTATTCTTATAAAAATTGAAGGAAGAGAAAACCAAAAAGCAGTTCTTGGAAACGACTATAGACAATTTGGACTTTGGTTGTCTCCTCTGATCGGAGCAGGTCAAACCAACAGTGGAAAAATTGCAGGGACAGATTCTTACATCAGAACAAAAGTTGATCTAGAAGCAACTGCGGGACAAACTTTTGATAATTTCTGGGCAGTGGCAAATGATTTCGTACTTGGGAGCGAGTCATACAATACCGGTAAGGTTCCAAATATACCAAACCCATTTGTTAAATTCAGTCCAACCCGTGGTCAAATTATTTTAGACGGACTAAACACAAAACTCAAAAACGGAGAAATTGTATACACCTTCAAGTCAGATCCAGACTCGGGAGGATATACATTTACAGATAAAACTGCAACTGTAACAAACACACTCTTCGAGGATTCAACTCGCTCATCATTCACAGAAACATATAGATGTTCTCATAAATTAAGAATAAGTAGAAATGATGGTTCTGTGTTTGATCCGGGAAATCCATTTTCCGCGATACCATACGATTCAGCAGTAACCGGTGGTAGTGGTAGTAGCGGATTGGTTTTGGATCTAACTAATATAAACGGAGGAAGTGCGGATCTTTTTATCACGAAAGTTGTCAGCGGTTCATCTGCTGATGTGATAGGATTTACTGGAGGGGAAACTTTGGCAGTAAATAGTTTAGAACTAGATATTACTAATGTTTCTCCGCCAGAACTTGATCTGTTTTCGGGAAAAATCTTATACATAAATGATATAGAGCAAGTCACAAGAAACACGGAACAACTTGATTTGTTTAAAATTAACTTTGACTTCTAAGGAATAAAATGGCAAAATCGTACAGACAAGACATTCACGGAAAAAACCCATATTATGATGATTACGATCCAAACAAAAAGTTTGTACGGATCATGTCGCGTCCCGGTTTCCCTCTCCAAGCAAGGGAAATAACACAGGCACAGACCATCCTACAGAATCAAATTGAAAGATTTGGTGATCATTTCTTTGAAGAAGGTGCGTCTGTAAAGGGTGGAGAAATAGTCGAAGCAAGCGGTATCGCTATCAGACTCAACGATACTTCCTTTACGACAGATGAACTTAAAAGTTTCTTAAACAAAACAATTACCCGCCCATCGGACGGGGTTTCTGCAAAAATTATTTCATATGCAGACAAAGACAACACACTAACCTCCGACTCCTACCAAATTCTTTTTGTTAACTATACAACATCTGGATCATTTGCTGCTGGAAATGAATTGGTAATTAAGGGAACGCTTCCCGAACAACAGATAACTCTAATACCATTTTCAACAAATGGTCCTCCTGCCGTTGCAACTGCCACAAATGTTTTATGTTTTTCTGGAGGCATATATTACGCAGATGGATTCTTTGTAAGAACAACTGCCGATTCAATTGGTGTTCATGGTATATCTGGAGGAACTGGAACCTTTAGAACATTCTCAAATCCCTCTGCATCTATTGGGTTTAAAGTAAAAAGAGAAATAATAAGTTCAGAAGAAGATGACACCTTAAAGGATCCATCTTTTGGTTTTTATAACTTCAACTCACCCGGAGCGGATAGATATAAAATTGATCTACAATTATCTCAAATTCGGTTTGACGGTGATGGATTAACTTTCGATAGTGAAGATTTCTTTGAGTTGGTTCGTGTTGTTCAGGGAAACACTACCAAAAAAGTTCGATACACTGACTATGCAATTTTTGAAGAGACTCTTGCAAGAAGAACTTTCGATGAATCCGGAAACTATACAGTAAGACCATTCCAATTAACACCAGAAACATTCGCAAAAGCATTTGGAACTAGTAGCGAAACCCAACACGCAGTAAAATTAGAAGCAGGAAAAGCATACGTTGGTGGTTATGAATTTGAAACAATTTCTCCGGTATTTTTGAGCGTTGATCGTTCATTAGATACATCTTTTATTAGATCTGAGACAATAAAGACACCACTTTCAAATTATGTAACTATTCTTAGAAATTCATCGTTTGATTCTAAGAAGACGGGTGGGGGTGAACGAGAAGCATTTACTAAAAATAAAAAAGCAATAATCCAAAGAGAAGCAGACACTGGTGAAATATCAAATATCGGTTCATGTAATATCAGGACCATAGAAGATCTCACCAAGACAAGTGAAAATGGTATACGTTTATATCTCTTCAATATTAATATGTTTGCTACTGGTGGAACAAACGGATTTGCAAATTCAACACATATTTCAGTAGATGATGGATCCCTTAATGATACGACACAAAGATTCCGTATAGGAAATGCAACCTCAGATACTTCCCTTGAGAATGTTAACACCAGTAGACAAATATTCAAAGCACCTCGCGGAACTGGTTTGATCCGAGCATCCGGAAGTGCTGGTTTAAATTCGAGTTTCTTGGTGAAAAGAGCGTATCAGTTTGAAATTGATGAAGGTTCACTGTCAACAACTATAGATTCACCAAAAAGATGGTTAGAGGGTACACAGAGGAACCATACTATCTTTTATTCTCAAAGCACACTTAGTTCGTCCTCGGGTGCAACGATGCTAAATGTCGGTTCCGACATCTTAATCGAAACATCAAATGGTGTAAATAATAACACACTCACTTTATCTTGTCCCAGTGATGGGTCTGGAATATCTGGTGGTGGTAAAGGAACAATCATCGCGTCTCAGGTCTGGGAAAATGACGCAAGAGAACCAGAATCCAACATAAGAATCAAACAATTAGTTACTACTGGTAGCGTTGGAGGCAAAACAGGATCGGCATCAACCGGAATCATATATATGAATCACGCTGATGTTTATTCCCTCACAAATATCAGTGACTCAAATAGAGATGTCACATCAAGTTTTGATCTCGATGTGAACTCGTCTACCGATGCGTATAGAACAAGTAGAATTATTCTCAAAGCAGGTGCTACATGTGAAACAAATAGTGATGGGGACATAGTAATCAATTCGGCAACCTACTCATATTTTTCACATTCTGGAGATGGACCTTTTACTGTAGACTCATATCCAATAACAGATACGTTCACCTACGATGATATTCCAGATTTTATTGATACAGAAACTGGAGAAAAATATAATCTTGCTGATGCATATGACTTCCGCCCAATTGCAACGAACGAAAATGAAGACTCGTTTGACAATGGTTCTGGCGGCGCACAGGTTGTTGCCTTCGAGAATGGTATAATTCCATCTAGAGTTTCATATGAACATTATCTCTCTAGAATCGATAGCATCGTTCTCGGTGTTCAGGAAAGAGATTTCCGAATTGTTAAGGGTGTTCCTGCAATAAAACCCAAAGCACCGGAAATAGAACCTACCGACATGAATCTCGGTGATCTCAATATTCCACCATATACAAGATTCTCCACCGATATAAGATATCGTTATATCGATAATCAAAGAACAACAATGACTGAATTGAATGAGCAGGAAACAGCACAACAATTCGATCAATATTTCAACTACAAAAATGACCTAGAACAAGAAGCACTTAACAGGGCGCAAAACTTCCGTTCATCTAGAACAGCATTCTCTGATGGAATTTTTGTTGATACTTTCTTGGGTCATAATAACACAATTACATCAAAACGAGATCACAACTGTTCCATAGATCCAGAATTTGGTGAACTTAGACCTGCATTTGAATCCAATTTCTTGTCGATGGGATTCACTGCTGCTGAATTGGGTCCAAATACAGAAAAAACAACTGATAACATCTACCTAGCATCCAGTGAATCTACTCCATACACCTCGAACTTTGAGGCAACAAACACAATAAGTGCAAATCAATTCTCTGTTGCTGATTATCTTGGTACAGTAAATCTTTCGCCATCGAGTGATAACTTCTTCGATGTTCAACTAAAACCAAAAGTAGTTGTTAATACAATAGGTGAAGTTGATAACTGGGAAACATCTATCGCTGCATTCCAAAGAGGTAGAAACAGAGGTTTTGGTTCACAGTGGAGAGACTGGGAGACACTTTGGTTTGGTTCAAGGAAACGAAACGATGTGAATATCGAACATGATTCTGCTGGGGGCGAATATACAAATCCTAGAAGATCCTCTTATGTTTCTAGATTAATTTCTGATAAACTAATTAAGAAAATTGGAAACAGAATTGTAGATTTAAGTGTCGTTCCTTTTGCAAGATCAAGGGAGATTAGTTACTCGGTAAAAAATCTCAAACCAAACACAAAGCATTATATTTCCTTTGATGGTGCCTCCAAGGGTTTCCTTGAAACAGATGCGTCAGGTGCAACAAGTGGTACATTCCCAATACAATTCGGAGTCCACTCTACAGGCAAAAAACTATTCAGGGTTGCTGATAACGCTGCGGGCAGTCTGCCTCTTGCTAGTTCCAGTGCAGATGGCACATATTATGCAGAAGGGTTATTAGAAACCAAAGAGGGAGACTCCTTTTCGATAAGACCTGCTATCACCCGAAGAAAAGCAAGTAATGTTGAAGATGTGTCTTCGGACTATTATGAGTCGAACTCGAAAGATAACCTTTCTAGAAGTTATAATTCACAGACTCCATTCGCACAAGAACTTTTTGTTGATCCTACTAATTTCCCAAATGGAATTATGTTAAAGGATATTGATTTGTTCTTTGCATCATTACCTTCTCCAACTTCGGATTCAACAAATCCTGTTAAAGTGCATATTCGTCCCATGTATAACGGTGCGCCGCACCCATACAAAGTTCTTCCTTTCTCAGAAGTAACAAAGACAGATATTTCTACAGGTAATTTTGAAAGCACAGAAGGAACAAAATTCACCTTCTCAACTCCAGTATATCTAAAACCAAATACAACATATGCTGTTTGTATTAGTTCCAACGATGACTATAAATTATACTATGCCGAAGAGAATAGTTTTATACTTACTGGAAATCCGAGTGTCTCAGATCAAACTAATAGAACTGCTAAGAAACCAACTTACATGGGAAGGATGTTTATCCCTTCTAACAATGGTTCATATCAACCACCAAAAGATCAGTATCTTAAAATGTCTGTTAATAGATGTAATTTTGAGGGTGTTAGCACAGACGAACAGGATACCCAGTCCGAGGTGATTTTCACCACAAGCGGAAGGGGAGGAAGACCTTTCCATGTGTTATATGCTCATGTGAACGATCAACTTACTGATAGAGTCAAAACTGTTTATAAACTCACATCTAATACAGTTTCCGGTGGTTCTGAAGTAAAGAATCCATTTGAGGTAAACCTAACAACAGATGACTTTTCCGAAAAACAAATTTGCAACGAATCAAGACCTATTAAAATAAGTGCTAGATTCAACACTGACTCAACAAAAGCAATTTGTAGTATGATCGATGGTGATAGACTTGGTGTAAACCTAATAGAATATATGGCAAACAATGACGATTCTGCTGCTGTAAATGAAGAAAATCAACCAACGGCGAGACTTGCGACAAACCGTTCACGTTATATTAGTCGAAAAGTCACTTTGGAAAAAGCAGCAGACGATATTGTTGTTATGGTTGATGGATCATACGTCGGAAACTCACAAATTAAAGTCTACGTTAAACTACAAGGACCGGATACGGCAGCAGGTGTGTTTGATGATAATGATTACATAGAACTTTTCCCAGAAGGTAATGCGACTCTTCCTGTTTCTGGTAAGTTTGCAGAACTAAAACCAGAAGGTGATGTTGGTGGTGTGATGAGATTCACAACAAATAATCTCCTACCCGGCACATCAGAATTTACCGCATATCAAATTAAGATTCTGCTAATGGGTGAGAATGTTAACAACGAAGGAAACGCTACACAAATTCCTGTGTTAAATACGATTTCTGCTGTTCCTCTTCGTAGACTTTCACAAGATGAAATTAGACGATACACTCCGCCCGGATCAGTTTT